AAGACTTATTCTGTCTTCATTACAAAATCTTGAAAATACAGTACGCCACTTTATAGGGTCTACAGTAATTATGTCGGTTATATATGCAATAACACTTCCACCAACACTTCCCCTACAAGGGCTAGAATGTATATCATTGTTTCTAGCCCACTCCATAAGTTCTGACATAAACATCATAAAACTTTCCATTCCTAATTTACTCATTACTTTAAACTCTTCTAATACAGCTTTTTTATATTCTTCAAAACGACTTACATCAATAATATTATTTTCTTTTTTTTCTTTTAGCATTTTCATTATTCTATTTTTCCATAATAATTTTGAATTATTGCCATATAAGTTTGGATATTTAAATGATTTATCTAACTTAAATTCTTCTACCATATCAGATAATTTATTTGTATTATTAATTGCATCTAATACAACTTCTAGTGGTAAGGCATTTTGTTTTTTAAATTGTTCTACTAATTCATCATATGTTTTCCATATTAAATCAAATTCATCTTCTTCTCCATAAAAACTATCTTTAGCTTTTTGCAAAACTGTTCTACATTCAGCTTTGTATTTGTTAGAAGAATGAGTGTCTGTTCCAGTAATTAATGGTATATTATATTGTTTAGACCATTCATATAATTGTTGGTTAAACTTAATTTGAGTTTCACATTTATGATATTGTATCTCTAAAAAACATCTTTGATTATTTTTAGACAACCATTTAAGCAATTCATCTCTTTTATGTAAATTGTAATTATAAAGTTCTTTACCCTCGTTAGTTTCTATACCTTGAGAATCAACTAATACACTTTTATCTCCTAATTTCCAAAGTGGGGATTGGAAACATGCAGTAGTAACTATAATATTATTGCTTGTATTCATAAGTTCTTCAAATGATATTCTAGGATTATAATACATATGTCTATCTGATTTATCTTCCTTAACTCCTTTTGAAGTTGCTATTGACATAAGTGTATTTAATTCTTTAACACCTTCCCAATTTTTGCTATACAATCCTATATGATATCCTCTTGTATTATCCTGAAGATTAACACATAAATATAATTCAACTCCATGTATATATTTAATTCCATTTTTATCACAGTATTGTTTCTTTTTAATCCAATCATATATACCACCATGATTACTAAATGCTATCGCTTTCATCCCACATTTTTTTGCCAATTTAATATATTCTTCATATTTAGTACATGAATCAGCATATCCATTACAATTAGATGTATCATCATGTAAATGATGTACAATGTAGTTTTCTTCCATAAAATTTCACCACTCTCTTTTATAAATCTTTTAACCAGTCTAAACTATCTCCTATTTCTTCTTTATCAAAACTATCTTCAACAAACATATTAACGTCCTTTAAATACTCATCCCAAGGCTTATGTTGTTGTCTTGTATACCCCATCAGATTATAGTAGTAGTATTCTTTACTTGCATCTATTTCGCTCCAAAACATTGCATCTATTTCTTGATTTAATTCTTTAATTTGTTGTTTATCTTTTATTTTATCTAAGCTTTCCATTTCTTTTAATATTTCTTTAGTCTTAGCAGTTTTAATTTCTATATCTTCTAAAGTATTAATGATATTAGATTTTAAATCATCTATCATTTCTTGAGTTAAATCTAAATAAACATAGCAATCTTCTATTCTAAATCTGTCTTGAATATCTTGTTGAAGTGTTTCTAAACTATTATTTTCAATACAAGTTTGCATCATATCTTCAATTTCTAATTCATCATACATTTCACTGTTAGCTAACCATTTCTTTATATTACCTTCGCTTTCTTTTACCCATGATGCTCTTGAACAATTTTTACTTTTTGTTTTATTCTTTTTTGTTTCTTTGTCTATACTAAATAAATCACTTACAATAGAACAATATTTAAGAAAATTCCACCTTATTTTAATTTTATCTAAAGGAACTCCTTTTTGTATAAGGCTTTCAGAATACAGTATTAATTGTCCACCTTCGGCTATCTTTTTAGCCCCTGTGTAAATAGTTGAGGTTTTAAAATCTTCTATTATGTAATTACCTTCAGAATCTCTGTGTACAAAATCTATATAGCCTTGAAAGTAGAATCTACCTACTTTTATAGTTACAAATTGTTCTAAAACCATTTTACTTTCAATAGGTTTATATTGTTGAAAGAATAGTCTTACATTGTTCTCATATTTATCTGCTATTTTCTTATTTGCTTCTTCATCTATTCTGTTATATTTCAATTCCATTGCATTCATTTCAAACAACTTTTCTTCATATTCATTTAACATTTCTTCATACTTTAATTCACCTAAGTAATAACGTTCTAATATGTCATGACATATGCCACCAGAAACACCATATATACTATCTTTTTTAATCTCTTTTTCATGTTTTATGTAATTTAATAAATAACTGTATGGATCATCGACTGCTTTATGGTATCTTGACCATGAATATATAATATCTACTTTTAACTTTTTCTTTAATTTATTTAAGTATTCTTGCGATTTTCTTTCTCCCATTATTTTGCCTCCTTTAATTCTAAATATCTTAAATATTCATTATGTTCATTTTCATCATACTTAACTTTTCTATTAAATAATACTTTATATATCTTTTCGTGCTTATCTGCTGGACTTTCTTTATCTCCCAACAATCCATATTCGTCATAGAGATAATATACATTTCTAATTCCATAAAACATTTCACAGATACCCCTTATAAAGTCTAAGGAAATATCTTTATCTAATGCAATTATTATATCTACATTTAAACTTATTAATATCTTAGCCTGTTCTATTGACAATTCATGCCCAAACAATGATGTTCCTGTATAGTCTTTTTTACTATGACGTTTGAGAGTTGATTTTTCGGCTTCAAAAACAGTTACATATCCTTTTTCTTGGATTCCTTTATAATTCTCTTGTAATCCATATAAGTTTTGACTTTTAGGATATTTATATAATGGAAAATACTTAGGGATATCAAACATATCGTAATTTTTAATCAAGGTTCTTCCTATAAGTCCTACATAATCATTTTCGTTTCCACACCAATATCTATGAGGAATAACTACCCTATTGCTTTTAGCACTATATCCTATTCCAAATATTTGTTGAGTACAGGGAAGGATTCCTTCTTTAACCCATTCTATGTATGGCATTTGTTCATATTCTTTAGTTATATCTTCACTTAAAATTTTTAACTCTTCGTCATAGTAATCTTTATATTTTTTTAAAGCTTTCTTAAACACTTTTAATATATCTACTTTTTCTATGGTTTCTGATTTAGTATTTATTCCATAGTATTTTAATCCTAATATTTCATGCATATATTTAATAGCTTTAGGAAATATTAATGATTTAATATCCATAATTAAAGTATATATATCTCCTTTAATTTTATCATCTTTTCCATAAATAGTTATTGAAAGAGATTCCTTTTTTATAGATGTAGATGTAGAATTATCATGTGTTGGTGTTTTACATCTGTATTCTTTAGTATATGATTTAATATGTGTACATCCTATTTCTTCTAAGATATATTCAATTTTATTATTTTCTATTATATATTGTTTTAACTCATAACCATTAATATTTCTCACCTCATTTCATCAAAAATCTACAGGTACTACACAAATTCCAACTTCATTATAAACATTCTTGCTCATATCATGTTCAACAACTATAGCATATTCGTTACATCCACCTTCTCTGTTTTTAACAACAAATAATAGCTGATAATGTTTATTCTTATCTAATGGAACTGGTATTTTTGTTTTTCCACTTTTCCCTGAAGTTTTAAACACTTTTAATTCATTTTTACCGCCTTCGAGTTCATCTTCAAATAGTTTTCTTATCATTATACACGTAGAAGCTACGTCTATAATATTTTTTGCTAAACCTATATTTTCTTGTGTGTAACACCTTTGCTTGCTACTTGATTTTGCTAATTGAAATGTTATCCATATATGTACATTTAGTGCTTCTTCTTTTATAGTGTCATAAATCTTAACCATATTTTGTTGAAGATTAAACCAAAATGCTTCAGTATCTTTTGTATCTGAGTCAGCTTTATAGGTATCTAGCATCATATATTTAATACCTAAATGAGCATATTTTTTTATACATTTGATAGCTTTGTCTGTTGAGTATTTTTTAAAGGGTTTAAGAATAATTTGATCTCCTCTATCTACTATCCATTTTGCACATTTTTCTCTTAAAAATGTTTTAAATTCATCATCAAATTTACCATCTCTGAGTTTGTATTTTTGGATATCCTTTTTGTAAATATTATTTGCTACCCATATCAACATTTCTCTTTGCCACTTTTTTCTACCTTCTTCATTAATCATTATTAATATCTTTTCATTGTTCTCAAATATAGATGGTAGTAATAATGTTCTTGAAATAGTAGTCTTACCAGCACCAGATAAACCTCCCATTAATGTGATGTTTCCACCTAAATTTCCACCAGTCTCATGTGTTAGTAATGGCGAGTTATGTAATGGTAATCCTATTGCTAAACCTTCATCTAATTCATCTATTAAATCATATATACCATCAGCCAATGTAAAAGTTTCATCGTCTCCTTCTACATTTATGAATATGTGGTTCAAAATTGCTTCATATTCATCATAGATTTCTTCAGATGTCATATCTACATATTCACTTAGTCTATCAGCAATTGGAAATCTATTTTTAACTAAGTTAATAACTGTATTCCATTTGTTTAATTCTGCTATATATCCTTCAATATTTTTTACTTTAACATACTCTTTAGCTTTTTCTATTGTTGTAAATCCACCGTATTCATCATATTTAACTTTTAACTTATTGTGTTTTTCTAAATATAAATTAATTGTTATTTCATCTAGAATTGGCTTTTTCTCTTTTACAACTACATCTTGTCCTATCTGAAAATAAACTTTCCATTCATTATATGTAAAATGTGCTAAAGTTAAAGAGTCATAGTCAAAATATAAATCTGCGTCCTTCCACAATATAGAAACAATATTAGATTCGCATATTAACTTATATTCTTTAACTTTTTTAATTGCTTTTAATTCTTCTTCAGGGATTTTAGAAACATCTGGTTTTTTATTTGTGGTTGGTTTTTTAACCATACTATAATAACTCCTTCAATCTACTGTTTTTAACCTCTTTTGTTTTTTGTTTGTATTCAGCTTTATTTTCAGATTCAGTTATTTCTAAATTCTCCCCTTTTATTTGTGATTGTTCTAATCTATTTAATCTACTATATGTATCATTAATTTTCTTTTCAATAATTGCCATCATATAATTTATCATATGACTTTCATCTTTAAATTTACTTTTATCTGCTAGTGCATTTACTATTTCATATTTATTTATTTTAAAAGTCATTAATATTATTTTAAATGAATAATCTCCTAATGCTTTAGTTTTCTTATTTGCTATGAATTTTCCTTGCTGAAGTCCTTTTAATCTAAGGACT